TTTTTAGATATTTTTGTTGCAAACGTGTTGCAAATGCGTTGCGAACTGAGTAAATTCCACCGCTTTTCACCACATCTGACAACTCCACAAACCCTTATAAAACAAGGATTTGAACGTAAATCCAAGTTCCGAAGATTATCTCTTGCTGAACTGAAATTAACGTTTAGATAACTCCGAACGCCTATTTTTCGGCTTTTTTGATGCATTTGTAAGTTACGTGGCAGTTACCGCTACTTTCTTTCCCGTTTCCTTAATACTACATCATGCACATACAATAAAGCAACTAATTCCGGCAGCTTTTAATTTTTTCTCTGTCTTCTCTGCGTTTTTGCGATCTGTATAAGCTCCCGCCTGTACTTTGTAAAGCCCGTTAATCATTCTTACAAATACGTCCTTATGCCCGGTCTTTTTGATTTTCTCCGCCATAAGGTCAGCTCCTTCTTTTCTCCTATATGCTCCCGCCTGGACTCTGTAATACTTCTTGTCCTCTGCTCCCAGGTCGTCGGTATTTGTATTCTTCGTATCGTAGTTGTACAGTTCGTATGTTTCGATAAGCTCAATAAGTTTCTTTGCGTATTCCGGGTCTGATGCATACCCAGCAGCAGCTACCGCGTTACAAGCTTCTTTGTAATCTGTTTCCCCGATTACCTTCGCATATCTCTTATACTTCTTTAAAAATGCGCTGTGGTCTTTTACGGAATCTTCCCAGGTGTCATAGGCTCTAAACTCTGCTTCTACCTGTACTTTCTTTCCATCTTCGTATTCCGTTGTTTTTCTTGTTAAAGTCTTGCCCTTCCAGTCCTTTGTAGCCTTAATTCCAAAAAGTGCATTACCTGTCTTTGTCAGCTCTGATTTTCCCCAGGCGCTTTCTAAAATTGCCTGTGCTGTCGTTAAGCTTGCCGCTACTCCGCTGTTCTTCATATCGGCGGACGCAATAGTGCCCACCACTTCAATAAAATTCTTCTGTTCTGCGTTCATGTTCCTTATCCCCCTACACTGCCTGTAAGCTCGATACAGCTACCCAGCTTGTAATATCCTTAAGTCGTGCTTCCTGTACTCCGTTGTTTACCTGGATTTTATCTACTGTATGTTTCTTCCAGCCGCGCTGAGCTGCCGGAACTGTCTTACCGCGTGCCGATGATAAGCCACCGTATACCGCGCCGTCTTTAATTGTTACGGTACTTCCTACTGTAATACCTTTGCTTCCCTGGTTTCCGCCGTTCCCGCTTTTCTTAAGCCCGAACTGCTCCGCGATTGCTGTAGCCACTGCTGCCGCGATCTGGTCTTTTTTCGCTGTATAAATCTGCATATCGTCTTTGTCGTCGATAAAGCATACTTCCAGTAATGCTGAAGACGTACCGCTTGCTTTTGCTCTCGCGATCACACGCCAGTTTGTCCGCTTTACGCCCCTGTTCTTAAGTCCCAGCGCTGCGATTTTCTCTACAATCTTTGTTTCTACACCTACTGTCTTCTCTGCTGTTGTTACATAGATTTCCGTACCTGTAGTCTTCCCATTCCCGGCAAGGTCATTTACACAAGAATTAAAATGTACTTCCAGTACATAGTCATAATCTCCAAATTTTACCTGGCAGCAACCTTTACCCAGGTCTTTAAAAGCGTTCCTGTTCGTCGGGTATAAGTCAACCTGTGCATAGTTCCCCAGTGTTTCCTTAATCTTCTGTACCATTACTACGGTTTCTGTTGCTTCTACTCCAAATTTTGAGCTTGCGCCCGGGTCGCCGTCCCCGTGTCCGCTGATAAGTAAAATCTTCATACAATTACGCCCCTGTTACAATCTTTCTCATAATATCGTTTTCCGTGTCCTCTTCCGTAACTGTTACTGTATTGTAAACGTAATCATACAAACTTGTATTACTTTCCAGCATTTTTCTAAAATCTTCTAACGCCTGGTCTAATAATTTGTCGTACTGTTCTTCCGTGATAAAAAGCGTAACAATCGGGAATCTTTCTACCAGCCATTCCCATACCATAGATCGCTTAATGCGTCCTGTTTTGCTTTTTAATTCCTTTTCTGCTTCTGTTACCATGTAAAGCAGTGCTACTTTTACTTTTTCAAGCTGCTGCTTCGGTGTCAGCTTCATAAATCTAAGGATTGCATACACGGTAAGCAGCCCCAGGATAAGAAGGATAAAAAAGTATACCCAGTTTTCAAGAATCATTTTTACAGTTTCCATAGTTTCGTACCTCTAAAAATTTTGTATTTCTGTCGGTTCTAACGCTTCGTCTATGATTGTATCTGTTTTATCTTTCATCTTCTGTATGATTCTCTCTTTTGTCTCTTCCGCCTGGTTCTCTTCTCCCAGGTCGATAAGCTTTTTAATCATTCCAAGCTGTATCTTAATTCCATTTTCAAGTTGTACCGCTTTCAGATACCATACTACAGCGGCAGCAAATACTCCGCCAGCCGTCGGAATGATATAGGTAAACACATCTGTAGGCTTTTCGTTCCATGCGAACACTAAAGCCACTAAGCAAGCGCATACAAATAGTACACCAGTCCCCATTACAACCTTTTTCTTAAATTCCCGTTTACTCTTTCCTCTGCTCATACGTCTGCCACTCTTCCAGATCTTTTATGCGGTTGTTCTCTACTGATATTTTTTCAAGTATTTTACTTGAATCTGCTTCCAATTTGTATACTCTTTCCGCTACGTTGTTGTGTTTATCTAATTTCTTTTCGATATAGTCTAATCTTGTACGCATTACGCCGTAAATCACACCGATAGACACGCCATAGACTACAAGCTGTATTAACAGCCCTATCCAAAATTCGTTACTCAAAAATACTAACCTTCCTATACAGAAGACATTTTTATTAAGTCTTCCTTTCCTTCTTCTATGTCTTGCATCATCGTTAGTATAATATTGTCTTCTTCCTCTATCGCCCGGTATTGTTCCAGCTCTAACAGTAGTCTTTTATTTACCTCTGTCAAATCTGTAATTACACCGGCTTGTACTTCAATCATTTGTAAAAGATAATCACTCATTTACTTTATCCCTTATCTGCTGTTTCTCTTCTTCCGTAAGGTTTTCGTAGCTCTCTAAAATCTCTTCCAGGTCTTCGCCACGCTGCACCTTAATTTTTACACCGCGTACAATAATTTTAAGTTTTGCACCTGTCAGCATTAAATAGCACCCCCTAAGATATCCGCCATAGTTTCTGCAAGCTCGTCCGTTGTTTCTACCAGTCCGTCGGTTGTCTCTTTGAGATCATCGTACTTCTCTTCTGCTGTCTTCTCTCCCGCTTTTTCTGCTGCAATTCTCCGGGCTTCCTCAATCCATTTAGCTAGGCTTCCGTTAATACGTGCTTCCAGTTTTGCAGTTTCACGGGTGCAAAACTCAATCAGTGTAAAACGGTAGTGTTTCGGTTTTTCTTCCGTCTCTTCTACTGTCTCTACGTCTGTCTTAAGCTGTACGCGCACACGCCCCGCCTGTCTCCCAACGATAGTCGCCCCGGTCAGTACTTCCTCTTCTGTCTCTACGCCTTCTCTGATTCTTACCGCTTCCATTGCTTATTTTCTCCTTTGCGCTTTTTACGGTATCATCAAAATACTTTACTTTCAGTCCCCAGGAATCCGTATTTTTTATCCAGCCGTAATAGCTTATTACGCTTCTTGCATCGTGTCCGTTAAGTATCTGCTTCTTTCGTACCTTCCGTATTCTCCGTGTTATTCTTAAGCATATACTGGAACGTAATGTAGTACAGTCCCGGTAGAATCTATAGCCTATAAAGTCTATTGGTCTGTTCCCCAACTTCCCTTTATCATTGGTTGCGTGTACCTGTAATTTACTCTTTATATGTAAGCCTATTCGTGATAGCGCATCACGGATACAGGCTACAAACTGCCGTAACTTCTTTTTATTACTACTAAATAATAACATATCGTCCATATATCTAAAATAGTATTTTATATTGAAAATGTGTTTTATTACAAAGTATACGGGTGTCAGCATGATATTAGCGAACCAATGCCCGAACGGTGTACCTATCGGTATTCCTCTTTTCCACGCTGCTGTAGATCGGAAGAGCGTCGTGTAGGGAAAGAGTGTAGATCTCGGTGGTCGC